TGTCGACATAAACCAAGTTCGCGATCTTTTAATGAAGTAATCGTTGGTTTCGGTTTATGCGAAAAACATGAAAAGCATACTGGTTTTATTTTTGAACCATTTACAAATGAATGATATCTTTCATTGTTATACACGAATAATGGTCGTATTTTTTTATAATGTCGTACGAATATCTTATTGTCACTGGTCCGTGTACGTACGACAGGATTTAATGGAGCCTGACACACGTAACATTCTCTATACCAGGCGATGTGCATACTTGAATTAAAAATGTTTGTATACTTTAAATGATGTCCATCTGAAAAGGTCGTGAAAGATGGACTCGCAGTGGGGGATATTTTAATGAAGTCTCGGACTGTGAAGAAAACAAAATAAAACCTAAGTCGAGATCGTAAATGTAAGATATACAAGACAATCAATATGGCAACCTACGAGGAATCGGTTCATTCGGCACTCCTGGTACGTGGCCAAGACACGGTTGATGATGCATGTGAGCATTTGGCTAGGAGTATTTTTAAGATGAAAAATAGGTACAGGGAACTTGAGGCGAAGAAGAACTCACGTACGATGATCGTTCTAGATGAAGTGCCTACGGCTGTTAGAGAACAGAAATACACTGATCGGACATGTCAGGCTCTCACTTTAAAGGGGAAAAAGTGTGCATTTAAATCCGTAAATGGGTGTTACTGTAAAAAGCACAGTGTGAAAAAGAGTGAAAGTGTATTGGGTGTCAAGCCCGTCGTTAACATTTAGTATTATTTTGTTTGTATATATAAATGTTAGATCAGGATACATTGAAGCCGGTCATCATTTCGATGATTGTGTATCTACTTCTCGCGAAGATGATACCTGAAACTATTAAAAAACCCACAGGCGTCACATTCATAGATGAAATCAACATGATGCTCATCGCTCAGAAAGGATCGCTTACATCGGGTGCCTTACTCACCGGTATTGTCGTGTTCGTCGCCGGTTACATTGAGCGTGAATTCTCGTAAAATGTTGTTTCTACAAACAAGTCCTCTCGTAAAATCGTGATTATATGTACGTACATTGTTTTCATATGCATGTTTCATGAACTCCAAGAGTTGATCGAAGTTTGGTTTTCCCCATTTCATACCCTTCTTGAATAGGAAATCATCTTGGCTTAGTTCTTGAAGTTCACAGTCAATCGTATAGGATGTTTTTATATATTCTGGTGCACCGCCGTAATTAGTGATGATGACAGGTTTATCCCTGATAGCTGCCTCAATTGCACCCATTCCAACACCCTCTGAACTTGAAAAACTTACATAACAATCACTTCTCCAATGTATTTCATCCATTTCATCATCTGAAATTAGACCATTGACAACCTCTACACGGGGGAATTGAATAGTTATATCCTTGTTACAAGTTGCTTTCACTAATAGACGTGTATTCGGTTCGTTTAATCGCACGAATGCCTGTAGGATATCTTTGAAATTTTTACGTGGATCCATCGCATTTCCTATAAAATAGAATGTGTATGGTTTTGGTGTAGGTGATGGGATGTGTGCGTGTATGATTTTGAATTCATTGTCAGGAAATTGTCTAGAAAAGACCCGTTTGCAGAATTCGCTAGGTACCAGGACAGTTTTAAACTCGTTCATAATCATTTTGTAGTCTTCATGAACAGTTTCTGTCTCACACACAGTCATACAGCTCAAGTTTTTAACGCGACTTTTGACATATTCGACGTACTTCAAATGTTGAGGAATGGGTAAAATGAAAATAAGACCATGTTTATCTTCGGGTAATGTTGTCCCTATCTGGTAATACTCAGCTCGTGGCGTGAATACTTGTGTATACTTTTTCGCGTGTTGTCCAATCCCAGAGGCCAATGTCGGTCCAATGAGTAACATTTACTTTAAAGATAATATTTCCTTTATATATATAACTATGAGTTCGCTTCGCCAGGAGATTGAAGATGAGATTACACGTGTCAGGCTTGATAAAACCAAACTCTATACACTGCTTGGTAAGTTGTTAGATCAGTGTGAACTAGGTGGAAGTGGCGGATCGGGTACTCCCGGCCCCGCTGGCCCCCCCGGCCCCGCTGGCCCCCCAGGTCCCCCTGGTCCTCAGGGTCCTAAGGGTGAGAAAGCTGCAGATTCCCCAGTAGCTGCTGCACCTAAGGCGACTCCTAAGAAGGCTGCCCCTAAGAAGAAGGCGTTACCTGGTGTATAAATAAAAATAAAAAACGCGATTTACTAGTTAAATATGATCAAGATATCTAACTAGAAAAGTGAGGGAGGTTAACCGTTTCATTAATTCAAATCTAACTCATCAGGTACTTCACCACAATCGAAATCTTCACTCTCAAAGATATCTACGACATCATCCAATATGTCTAGAAAAGATACAAGCTCTTCAAGAACGAGTCGTCGGTTATTACTTTTCCAGTTTGTATTGTCACGCCGTTTATGAATGACCGTTTTGATACGTTTATTTTGTTTGAGGATTTTATCGACATCTGCAGATTTGGGGTGTTTTCTTACACGTTTACGTTTATTAGCACTCGCTTCCGTGTACATGGTTACGGGTTTGATGCACGTATATGACATACTTGTTATATGTAATACATGTGTATTCTTTATGTCGATGATGATTAATATACCATAGAACCTAACGGTTTCATGATTTCATATCCCTCTACTTTCATTGCAGCAGCTTCCATAGCAACTCGTTGAGCTTCCATGTCAGCCTTCATTTTTTCTTCTTCCTCAGCTTTTGCAGCAGCTTCCATAGCAACTCGTTGAGCTTCCATGATAGCCTTCATTTTTTCTTCTTCTTCAGCTTTTGCAGCAGCTTCCATAGCAGCCTGTCGAACTTTCATGACAGTCTTCATTTTTTCTTCTTCCTCAGCTTTTGCAGCAGCTTCCATAGCAGCCTGTCGAATTTTCATGGCATGATCAGGTGGCATTACAGCGGGTCTCATCGAACCGAAAGAAGGTCCCGTGGGTCTCATCGAACCGAAAGAAGGTCTCGTGGGTCTCATCGAACCGAAAGAAGGTCCCATGGGTCTCAATAAATTTGCCGGTGGTGCTTTTGATGGTTTGACGTCGTATTGTTGTATATTGCTGGTATCAGCATACTTTCGTCGTTGCATCATCGCAGATTTAGCTTGCAATTGCACTTTTTCATCTAACACACGTTTAATATCAGAATCGCGCTTCTGCGCAGCATTTCTGGCAGCATTACGTGCCAGCTCTATCGGGTTTGAATATGTACCATCCATTCTCCTGACCGAACCTAATGGTTTCGGTTGGGGGTATTTCGAAGGATCCCCACATTTCCCGTCGGCGCATTCGGCTCGAACTCCAGTTCCCTTTTCGATCGGGTATTTGGAACTCGTTTTACCAGTCTGTAAATTTTCTTTTTTGGAAACATCATTGGCGATGGCAATACCTACAGATAAATCTTTCACTGGTTCGACCTGACGAGATTCTACCCATTTTTCATTTATTTGAGGGGGTGTTATCTTGCTTATACCCGAATTGTCTGCCATTTCATCATATTCGTCAGATGGATCTTCGTCTAACATGAGAGATTGGTCGCCGACGATTTCAACGTCTTCAGTGGGGGTATTGACCACGGTGGATACTATTTCGACGACTGATTCGTCTTTCTTTCTCGCATTATATTCAGCTTCACGTTCAATCGAACGCAATTCTGCTTCACGTATCAACGCTTCCATTTTTTTAGAATTTGCGCTATTTTTCATTATTATAACGACTGCGACGATTATGATTATCGTGACAATAACCACAATCCCCGTGATATTTTTATTCATATTATAATAGTCAAATATTTTAATATGGTGTTGGTATTATACTTGCACGGACTTTATTGACATAATAAATATACCCTGCGAGAAGTGTTACAAATGCAATGATGATATAATTGAATGAAAATTTTTTACGTTTGGTTTGAATGAGAATGTTTTCAGCTTCTTCTTTATTAGGTAATCTCTGAACACTCTCATGTAGAAGATCGATCTTTCCGATGAGAGCGTAAAGAGCTTCTAATATTTGCGCTTCCCTGTTTACAGGCTTCTCCTTGATATCAACGGATGTCACTTCTAAAATCATATACCATTTGGAATCTGGTTGAAGAGTGTGGTATCCGCCATCGTCCTGGTGTTCATATATATTGAAATTGAGTTTCTTGATCGATATCGGATTAAAATAATTTGTTTGGCGTCGGAATGATTTCCATTGTTTATCGCGAAGTATCGTATGTGATCCATGATTATAATGTCTTTCCAATGGAATCCTGGCAAAAATCTGACCATGTCTTTCGTCAAGCATCTGCGCACGTTGAGGTATATCTGGGCATATGATATCTACATATTTGGCTATATCGCTTGGGTGACTGTCTGAATTGGGTGTCTGATCGCCTACCTGCGTAATATAAAAGTCGACGAGTTTTACACCAAGAACACGACTACTATCCTCGACATGTGTATTCGATTTGAGAGTGAGGTCGAGAGAAAATGTATTATTTGAACCGTTGACGTATTCGGAATCGACGACGATATACTGTATTTTTTTAGGTATATCTTGTAATGATGTCGTCATCTACAGTGTTTCGATAAAAAAATATGGCTTAAGTTGCGAGTGATCACTTTTATCTTTAAGTAAAATGGAAACCTTTATCAAACTCCGGGAACAATTAAAAGAGCACCATATCCCTGACACTATCGACAGGCTCCTGAATGATATCGAGCGCGAGTTCCGTGGTGTTGTACGAGAGCGGCAGAAATTAGAGGAAGAGAACAATGTTCTAAAAGCGCAAATAAAACCAAAAAAAGTCAAAAGTGTTCGCACGAGATGTCCATGCATGACAGCTAAGGGTACGCAATGTCGTAAATTCTGCGTTGAAGGGGGTGATACATGTAAAGTTCACTCAAAACCACTCAAACCCGTGAAACCTCCTAAAAAACCCCGTGTAAAAAGACAGTCATGTAGTGGGGTTAATAT